CAGGACTCCCTCGGCAGGTTCTGTCTCCAGGCCTGTCGGAGGATTCTTGAAGGAACGTGGGACGGTGGAGAGGACATCATGATGGAGGGCTACCGCGCGCTTGGAGTCCTCGAGCTTCGGCGGCGCCGTCGGTCTTACGCCGACCACGCCTGCTGTCGCCTCGAGGTACTTCGCTCTCCGGGTCACAAGTACCGCGCTCTCGGTGTCCCTTCTGCTCTCAACTACGTCGAGGGCAGTTGGGTCCGGGAATCGTGCAACTTGCGACCCGAGGCGGACTGGGACTCGTCCCAGGCCAAGCCCGGCAGTCTCCCTCCGTTGCCTAACGCGTGTCATCGCTGGTTCGCCAGCGTTGACATGTCGAAGGCGACGGACGGCCTCCATCATGATGTCGTTGGGGTGGTCGTCGACGCTCTCTGCGAGGCCAAGTGCATCCGTCCTGCGGATGCACCACTCGCAAAGGCGTCGCTGGGGCTCGATCCTCTCCACCAGTGGGAGTACACTTCGCCCGAGGGGAAGTGCACTACTTGGCTGTGGAGGAGAGGAAGTCCGATGGGCACTCCTCTCAGCTTTACCGTTCTCTCCTGGATTTCTGCCTGGGCCTCGAGCGCGTTCCAGCACGCTCGGGTCCGGGGAGACGATGCGGTTGGCGTCGCCAGATCGGAGAAGGAGCTCCGTGCTCAGTTGCATGAGTACGGGCTTGCTCTTTCTCTGGTCGGCGCCAGCCTCAACGTCTCGAAGACCTTTGTCTCTCAAGGTTGTTTCACCTTCTGCGAGGGACTCGGAATTCCAGCAACCAGGGGAGGACGGGACAAGCGTACGCGCTTCTTCGCCGTTCCTGCCTGCCCGGCGCCGGGTGGCGCTAGACCGGTGGTTGCAACACCACTGATCCAGCGTCGACACCTGTGTAGACAGGAACGGGTGGCCAGTACCCTCTCGCCGTGGCTCAACCGCAGCGCCCTGTTCCACCTTCCGGTGGAGCTTGGCGGCTACGGTTACACGGCGAGAGGCCTGGTGGCTAGTAGGAAAGTAAGACAAAGGCTCGCGGCCGCGGTTTCGCGCGGCTACGATCCGAGTCTGCTTCCCACTACGAAGGGCGCGTACCGAGGGGAGGGCCTCTTCCCGAGGCGTCTGGAGCAGAATCGCATCTTCTCTCGGACCGGACAGCGCGTGAGAGACCACTTTGTGGCCTCCTACCCTGTCTATCCGAGTCGAAAGGAAGGCACGATCTGTCTCCAGGGACCCAAGCTCACGGCTCTGATGGAAGAACGTTGCAGAAATGCAATGGACTTCAACGAGTGTGAGACTCGGGTCCTTGACGCCTCGAGAAGACCCGCGAGGACAAGACCACGGCCCTTCAAGAACGTCGGGGGGAGTTGGGAGCGTTGCCGTCCGCTTACGCGGACGCACGGTCTCAAGTCCCTCCTTCGTCTCGCTCTCGTCCTGCGAGAGCGGCCTTTGTGGGTCGAGGAGACATTCGTCACCAG